AATTCCGGCGTGGGTGGGAATAATCCCTCGCTGGCCGGGGATATGGAAGATGGGGGTCCGTACGGGCAGACGATTCGCGAACTGATCGACGACGCCAAGAGTTTTGAGGAGAGCACCCTCGCCCCCGACCGCGAAGAGAATCTGCAGTATTTCTACGGCGAAATACCGGCCGTAGAGGGCGAAGGAACCTCCACAGCCATTTCGACGGACGTTCGCGACACGGTGATGGCAATTCTGCCCTCCCTGATCCGCATCTTCACCAGCGCCGAGCACGTCGTGACTTGCCAGCCGAATTACGCGGGGCAGGAAGAGGCTGCGAAACAGTGCACGGATTATCTTCAGTATATGTTCTGGGACGACAATCCTGGCTTCCTGATCCTCCACGATATTATCAAGGACGCCCTCCGGTGCAAGATCGGCGTCGTGAAATGGTGGACGGACACCAATAGTGAGGTCGTCGAACAGTCCTATAACAACATCACCGAAGAGCAGATTCAGCTGCTCATCTTTGAGAATCCCGAGCTGGAAATCATCGACGCAGTTCCAGCAGAGGGTATGGAAGACCCTTCGGCTAATACTGGGCCTCCTCCTTCCGAGATGGAATCGGGGCTTGCCCCCGACCCTGCCCTCGGGGGAGAGTCCATGATGCCGGAGGGTCTTCCGCCAATTCAGACGTACGAGTCGATCACGGTACGCTTCACGAAGTCGAAGCCCCTCACGAAGATTGAGTCCGTTCCTCTCGACGAGTTCCGGATTGACCGTCGTGCGAAGACCGTCGAAAGCGCCCGACTGATTGGCCACGATAGGGTTACTCAGGTTTCGGAGCTGATTGAGGCTGGCTATTCGATGGAGGAGTTGGAGCCCTACTTGGGAGCCACTTCGAGTTTCAGCACCGACCGGCAGTACCGGAACGAGGGGATCGACGAGACGAGCGTTCAAGCGAACCTCGACATTCGGTACGGATGCTATTACATTCGGATCGACAAGGACGGGGATGGCATCGCCGAACTCCGAGAGATTCACACGGTCGGCGACAACCACGCGATTATTCACGACGAGGTAGTCCAGAATGTTAATTATGCCGTCTGGTGTCCGGACCCGGAACCCCACACGCTTGTGGGCGACACTCCAGCCGAACTGGTCAAGGACATCCAGCGCGTCAAGACGAGCATGCTCCGGGGCGCACTCGATTCTCTCGCGCAATCGATCTGGCCTCGTACGGTATACAACGAGACGCTCGTCAACACCGACGATGTTCTGAACGACGAAATCGGCGCCGCCATTCGCACCAAGGGCGATGCGATGACTTCGGTACAGTCGCTCCAGCACATTTTCGTCGGGCAGCCCGTCTTCCAAATGTTCGAGGTGATGGAGGTTCTCCGTCAGCAACGCACAGGAATAAATGACGCGTCAAAAGGTGTCGACCCGAGGGCCTTGCAGTCGACGTCCGTTCAAGGGGTAGACGCGATCGTTACGGGCGCACAGGAACGCATTGAGCTGTGCGCCCGTATTCTCGCTGAGACGGGAATGACTGCCCTGTTCAAGGGTCTCCTCCGGGAGTGCGTCAATTCGCCAAACCAGAAGCGCACCATCCAGCTTCGGGGCAAGTGGGTAGACGTCAATCCCTCCACCTTCGACCCCTCGATGCGGATCAAGGTCAATCCGACCCTCGGGAAGGGTTCGGACATGACCCGGCTGATGGTTCTGCAGGATATCAAACAGACCCAGTTGATGGCGATGGAGAAATATGGGGTCGACAACCCCCTCTGCGGGCCGATCGAGTTCCGGAATACTCTCACGGATATGTTGGCGCTCGGAAACATCAAGAACGTCGACCGGTACTTCAAGGAAATCACTCCGGAAGTGCTCCAGAGCATCCAGCAGGCTCCGAAAGAGCCCGATCCGGCCCTTCTGCTGGCTCAGTCCGACATGGAGAAGACCAAGGCGAACGTTGCCAAGGCCATCGCGGAAAGCGACTTCGACGACCGCAAGCTTCGGATGGAGGACGACTTCCGGCGCGACGAACTCAAGGTCAAGAGCATTCTCGACGCCGCCAAGATCGAGGCGCAATTCGCTTACGACGTTGACGAACTGGAGCTTTCGGCGGCGCAGACCGTTCTGGACGCGGCGAATGCAGATGCCGACCGCGAGGGTGCGGACATGGATCGCCAGATTGGCGTTGCCACTGGAGACGCCGATAGAATGGCCAGTGCAATACAAGGAGATACCGACCGGGAATTCAGCGCGGAACAGGCACAGGCGGATCGCGATGTCGCTCAAACAGCTGAGTGATTTCGAAGTAGACGAGAGGGCTTCGGCGGCGCAGGTTCTGCTCCAAGACCGAAACTTCCTTGCCGCGATGGACGATATGCGGGAGGAACATGTCGCTACATTGGAAAAGGTTGAAGTGGGCAGCTTGGAGGCTTCTTCGGCGCATGCGGGGTTGAAGGCACTTATGATGCTCAAGGCGCGGTTAGCAGCGCCAATTACAGAAAAGAAGATGCGCGAGAGAACAGGAAGGACAGCAAATGCCCGGTGATGGACTAGAAGACGCCGCAAAAGCCTTCGACGCGGATATCGCGAGCGAAGTTCCTTCGAACCGCCCCGCTCCGGGACCGAAGAAGGATATCACCGATGGACCGCCCGAGCGGTTGTTCGGTGATGTCGGCGAACTGGAGGTGGACGACGAATCCCCGGCAAAGGGCGGTGGCGATGACGAAGAGCCGAAAAGGGCCAAAAAAGACCCCGAAGACGACGACGTGGATGTTGACGAAGACGTCGACGATGAGGCGGGAGATGATGAAGAAGAGGAAGAGGATGGCGAGAACGCTGAGTTCCTCAACCAAGAAGTTGCTGTCCTTGTCGATGGAGAAGAGCAGACCGTCACCCTGAAGGAGGCGCTGGACGGTTATACGCGAACCCAGACCTTCCACAAGCGCATGAACGAAATCGAGGAGGCGAAGCAGATAATTGCCAAGACCGCCACCGATGCCGTTCAGAACTATGAGTACTCGGTGGGGCTTGCGAAGCAAATTGAGGCGCACCTTGAGGCATTGGTGCCGCCCGAGCCCAATTGGGACGAGGAGTTCAAGAAGAACCCCATTCGCGCCCGCGAGATGCAGAAATACTACGACCAAGTTCGTGGCTTCAAAGAGACGATGAACAAGCAGTTGTCAGAAGCCAATCAGAAGATGCATCAACAGTCGGTGGTCCAGTTGAACGGCTACGTCGAAACCGAATCCAAGCGGTTTGACGCGAAGAACGCCAAGAATTGGGCGGCGGACCCCAAGAAGAAAGGCAAAGACCTTCAGGCGATGCGGCGGACCGCACTCTCCGAAGGATTCACGGAGGAAGAAGTTTCACAAGTTTACGACAGCAGGATGCTTCAAGTCCTGTTGAAAGCATCGAAGTATGATCGAATGATGGCTTCGCGGCCTAAGCCAGTTACGCTGGTCGCAAAAGGTGGCGCAAAGAAGGTTGTTCCCTCTGGCAGCGGCTCCGCTCGTGCGAAGACCGCCAACAAGGGGTTCACAACCGCGATGAAACGGCTCAACAAGACGGGGCATATTGAAGACGCCGCCGTCGTGTTCGACGAGATCATCGGCAGGGAAGGCAGAAGGCGCTAAAGGCAAGCCGTACGCCCACAGAGGCATCGGCGGATTACATCGGAATACCAGTCGACCGATCAATGCAAGGGCGGCTGCACTTTCGGTGTTCCTGACGGCCCAGAACCCACTGGAACAGGAGAATTATTATGCCTAAGGTTGCAAATGCTTTTACTACCTACGACGCGAAAGCGAACCGGGAGGACCTGTCGAACTCGATCTACAACATCGACCCGTTCGACACGCCTATCCTTTCGCTGAGCCGTCGCCGGAACGTCAAGAACCGGACCTTCGATTGGCAGACTGAACACCTGCCGACCGTCGATCCGAACAATGCCCAGATCGAAGGTTTCGAGCTGGTTCGTGGTCCTTCCCAGCCGACCGTTCGGCTGACCAACGTGGCGCAGATTTCGAAGCGCGATGCGACCGTTTCCGGCTCGCAGGAGGCTTCGGACGCCGCTGGCAAGGGCTCCGAAATGGGTCACCAGATGGCGATGGCCTCGAAGGTCCTCAAGAGCGACATCGAGTCCATTCTGTCTTCTCGGCAGGCTCGTGACGATGGCTCCGCTACTCTTCCTCGGAAGACGGAAGCCATCGCTCACTGGCTTGGCAGGGCGCTTGACCGGGCTGGAGCCCCGGCTGGAGCGGTGATCGGCGTTACTGCTGGTCTTCCGACCCTTGCCACGGATGCGTTCGCAGCCGTTGCGGGCGCTTCGCAGGTCGCGATGACCGAACTGCTCGTCGGCGATGCCATGCAGAAGGCGTACACCAACGGTGCTCGTCCGGACACGATGATCGTTCCGCCCGCTATCAAGCGGACGGT